ATGTCAACGTATTGATTTGCAACGATAATTTCTTTTAATTGTCACCTCGCACTTGCCTTTGTTTTAGCTGTTTTGACAAACTTTGTCAGCGATTTGTCACCTAATCCCCGTAGTGATCCTCGAAACATATAGGGCAGAGACCCTTTTTGAACACGTCAGGCTTTTCACAGAAGGCGCATTGTTCCTCTGAGTTGGTTTTTGATTCGTCATTCATCATTTCGTCAATGGATTCTCTGTCGCAATCACAGTACAGTAGGGCTGTGTCTGGTTCATAGATCTCACAGTTGTTATCAATGAGCCAGTCGAGCCGCTCCTTGTCTTTCATAAGATCAGTCATCTGCTTGCCATTAAGCCATATAGCAGCAGGCTCCTCGACGTCGCAGAGTTCTTTCCATCGCTTAGGATTGTATTGCTGGCAGTCAATAATTGCTGTCTTATGTATGGCTTTAAGATCAGCAAGCTCACGCTCTAGCTTCCTAGAGTGCATTGCTAGTTCTGCTACGTTGTGTTGAACCTCATCTGTTCTTGGTGTCTCACTCAAGAATGATGGCAGTGGTTTTAATGTATTTTTCATATTATTGGTTATTGGTTATTGATGAAGGAATCCCGATAGGGTTCTTCGTGGGAATATTCCCGCTCGGTATAAAATAGTGTGAGGGAGTCGACCGCGATACGCAGTCCTTATCCTCATTATTAACCCCCGCCGTCGCAGAGGAATTACAAACTCGATCTAAACACCAATATAAGATTTGATCAGATTCTTATACTTTTTCGCTAAATTGTGCATATACTCTATGATATAGGAGTCTTTCGACACTCACGGCACATATGTCCGAATTTTGTCATAGAGTGCAGAGGCATAGCAGGTCAAGATGCTTTCATATAGTTATTGTTTGGCTGATTTAGGCGTTCCTTTCTTTACACCTGTGCTGTCCTCATAGTAATCAACATCACCATTGTCATCACGATCCCACCTGCTCCAGAAGCCATTGCTGTCTTCGTGGTAAGTTGGGCGACCCTTGGCATCACGCTCCCACCTTTGCCAGAAGTCATCACTGTCCTCATAGTAAGTCAGTTTACCGTTGGCATCTTCAATCTCAATAGGAAAGCTGAAATCAATTCCTAGTTCTGTCAGTGTTTTGCTTAGTTTTTTCATAGTGTTCTCAGTTGTTGATAAGTGATGACGTTTTGTTAGTTCCCCCGAAGTCAACTCTCGGTTTACTTCCAGGGTGTGAGTTTATGTGAGTGCTTGTGCTTGATAAGCGGGAAGATTGAATGTCCTCTTCCATAGGAAGTAAGTTGATTGATGGATACCGCACTGCTGTACCGATGTTTTCAGTGATACACCAGTGCCACGCATCGTGTCAATCTTATTAATGATCTCGGTCTTCTCCTCCTGGCTGAGTCGGTGAGTAGGTCGGTTGCAGTTACTGCCGGGGATAAAATCCCTAGTGCCTGCTGTCCTCTCAAGGCATTCATTGTCCTCCACTTCCTTGGCGATTCTGGCTTCCGCCCATCGCATAAAGCCGCTTACTGATTCTGCTGTTCTTTCGTACATTATTATTTCTGATTATTTTTTACTTCTGTTACTGATAATATCTGGCCAGTGCCGCCACGCTTGAACACGCAGCGACCACTGGGATCTGGTCTCTTCTTCAATAAAAGCAGGACAGCGGCTTTCTCGTCGTGCGCCCACTTGTACACCTTGCCGACGTAGCCCTCTGGCATATCGTCACGCTTGGTGCGTATCTCGTACTCAGTCATTGAGCCGTTGCATCAAGGTTAAGAATGCCTTAGCTGCCGTAGCAGGGACTACTCCATTTCCCAAGAGCCTAAGTCTGTCCACCCTACTGGAAGACCCATTAGTTGCTCGACCCAGTCCGGGTTCAGCTTTCCCCGTCCTTCTGTCTGTGCTGGTAAGTCCTTGGTCTGTCCCTTGTAAGCTCGACCCTCTGCTCCCTTCCAGTCTCTGGCTTGTGGTGTTGACCACGACCCTTGGCTCTTCCCATTCGTGTTGGGGTTCGCTTGGTCTTGCAGGCCAATGTATGCCACCCGCTGACCAAGAGTCTGCTTGGATGGGTTCGCCCTGCTCGGTGGAACTGTGGCATTGGTATCTTTCCAGTCCCTCGTGGTTGCGGTTGGCCAGTTCTTCTTCTCGTAAGTCTCCACTGCGTCTCTCAGCTTCGCTCCGTAGCTTATCCCGCTCTCCCTTGTTGCCTTGAAGCCCGTTAAGGTCATCTCCACATTGCTTACTACTCCACCCTCCACGCAACCCGCTACACTCGCTGTCGGCCACGCCAAGGATGAAGACCCGCTTTCTCTGATGTGGTGCGCCAACTTCAGCCGCACTGAATACTCCCGCCGTTGCTCGGTAACCCAATCCTTCCAACTCTCTGAGGACATACTGGAGAACTGACTCTCCGTCTGCTGTCTTGGCTGAGATGATTCCTTCAACGTTTTCGAGGAAAACAATTCTAGGTTGGCAGTCCCGGATTCCGTCAGCGATGTATGGGAAGAGGTGTCTTGGGTCTTCAACGCCTTCACGCTTTCCAGCAGCACTGAATGGTTGGCACGGGAAGCCACCACTGAGGATGTCCACGCATCCACGAAACTCTCCGTAAGGGAAGGTTTTAACGTCCGTGAACACAGGTGCTGCATCCAGTTCTCCCGCTTCCATCTTTGCAACCAGGTTCGCGACAGGGAATCCTTCCCTCTCCACGTAAGCGATCTCTCGCAGATTTGGGAGAACTCTTCGGAGTCCAAAACCAATTCCTTCGTATCCGGAGCAGAGGCTGAGGTGTGTAATTGTTTTGGTATTATCCACATTGTATCTTTCTTTTAGGTTATATTTATTTATGTTCTACATTCTGAGCATCCAATAAAGCTCCGCACATTTCTTCGCTACCTTGATGCCCTTGTCAAGCTCTTCTTCGCTCCAGACCTTGTGGTAGTGCTTCTTAGTATCGCAATCAATGATTACTGATATGCACTCAGGCAGGTAGTCCAGCTTGTGCTCCTTCATCATCATATAGGCTTCAATGCCCAGCTGTTGGCAGTCCTTATCGTAGCACTTAGCCTTACCCTTCGTATTAGTTCGGCACTTGTAGTCCGCTAGGAATAACTTATCGTCACTGTCGTACCCGATGAAGTCCACGCTGCCGGCAATCTTGATACGATTGCTTGCAATGATGTGCTCACAGGCCACGGGCTTTACTCCGCTTTCGTGAACCCACTCCACAAATGGCATCGCCCATTCATTCCAAGGTGTGTCCTGTGGTGACTCTCCCATCTCTAGGTAGTCGTGATTGATGAAGTCCTCAATGACCTTGTGTACGGTAGTACCGAACTCAGATGATTGAATCTCTTCGCCAGTAATCGGGTGCTCCCTTGTCCCATACGTCAGACGCTCGATATCCTGCCAAGCAAGGTGCGGGTACTCCCTCGCTAGTTGCGTGATCATTCGGGGTTTGTAGATGCTATCAAGGAAAGCGTCCTTTACTATGCCCAGCACTGTCGTTACAGAAGGGTAGACCTTCTTAACCTTCCGTGCTTGTGCGGGTGTCAATATGTCAGCCTCAAATTGAGGGTTCAGTATATCGTTACAGCTGTAGAAGTGACTCATTTTCTTTTCTTTCCATATGTTGGGTACGATGCGCGCCCTGTCTTGGTACGACGAGCATCCTTGATTAGACCTAGCCTCCGGAAGTGAGCCACCGCCTGGCGACCCTCCTCCATTAGCTTATGATTCCGCATTGCGGATTCGTACAGATCCGAGAATTCATTGATTGCGTGTGTTGCTTCGCTCATAGTTCCTCCTGATCCATAATGAACTCAACACCCTCACGTAGAATAGTGCTGCGGTCGAACTCATCAGCAAAGTATCGACCCGAATACAGCTCGATGTCTTCGCTTGATAGGATGAGAAGGGTGTCCTCCCCTAGGGTGCTTTCCTTTGATTCCGGTAGCATAGCTTTGACCCACACGAATCTTAGCTTGTACTCCGCGATGAAGTCGAGGATTGAGTCCCCGGATCTTGATGGTAGTTCTGTATTCATAGTATTATTATTGATTATTATAGTGCTGTTAGTTTATATTTAATTCCATCTACCTCGACAACTTTACCTTCGCAGGTCTTAGATGACTTAGGTGTTCCTCGCTTGTAGCCAGTGCTGGTCTCGTAGTAAGTCTCATTGCCGTCAGCATCGTATTCAGACTTATGCCAGTATCCAGTGCTGTTCTCGCAGCAGGTTTCATTGCCGTCAGCATTGTATTCATACTTATGCCAGTATCCAGCGCTGTTCTCGTAGTAAGTTTCATTGCCGTCAGCATTGTACTCATACTTACGCCAGAAGCCATTACTATCCTCTTGATAGGTCTCATTGCCGTTGGAATCGTATTCACGCTTCCACCAGTAGCCATCACTAGCCTCGCAGTAGGTTCGATTGCCCTTGTCATCTTTAATCTCGATAGGGAAGCTGAATGCAATCCCTAGTTCTGTTAGTGTTTCACTTAGTTTTTTCATAGTGCTTTTAGTTTGTATTTAATTCCGTCTACTTCAATGACCTTACCTTCACAGGTCTTGGCTGTCTTAGGTGTGCCTCGCCAGTAGCCACCGCTGTTTTCGTAGTAAGTCTCATTGCCATTGGCATCGTATTCATACCTATGCCAGTAGCCATCGCTATCCTCTTGA